GCCGGCTCACCCGGCCTGAGCGGGCCAGCCTATCCGTATCGCGACGACGACGGCGTGCCCGTGCTGCCGTTTGGCTTCTACCACGCGCAGAGGACCGGGCGTTTATTCGACGCATTCTACGGATCGGAGCTGTTCCAAGGCTCGCTTATGGTCGCGGTGCTCTGGACGTTCTGGTCAAGCATAGTCAGGGACTCGAGCTGGCCGCAGCGCTACGCCGTCGACGTGCATGTGGGCGGCGTGACCGTCGATAACCGCGATCCCGCGGGCGGGCCGTATGTCGCGCTTAACCCCGCGGCCCTGCTGCAGATGCAGAGCCGCGCCGATGGTACGCCGCAGATCGGGCAATGGGCGCCGGGCGGTGACCCGCTGTCGCTCGGCGACGCGATCCGCGCCTATGCTTCCGACTTGGCGGTCGAATTTGACGTGAGCCCGGCAGACGTGAGCCGGCGGCACTCTGACGCCCGAAGCGGCTATGCCATAGAAATTACACGAGCAGGACAAAGACACGCGATGAAGAGGTACCTCCACGGTTTTCGTCGAGGGGATCGCAGCCTACTTGCCGTTACCGCGGCGGTCGCGAAGGCACACGGCGTCGCCGGTGCCGAGGCGCTGCCGACCAGCGGATACGACCTGCACTATCCAGGGCTGCCGCTGTCCCTCGAGGAGCGGCGGGTGCGCTACGAAGAGCACGCCGCGCAGGCCGCGCTCGGCCTGGCATCGGTCGTGCAGCTATACAGCCAGGTGCACGGCGTCAGCGAAGCCGAAGCACGGATCAAGCTCGACGAGATCGCCGCCGACCGCGCCCGCTACGGGGGCGAAGAATGATCGAGGCGCTGTTTATCGACAGCTCGGCGATTGAGGCCGCGACCTGGGATGACGGTGAGATGCGGATCACGTTTCAGGATGGGCGGCAGCACAGCTACTTCGGAGTGCCGCAGCGCGTCTTCGAAGAGATGATCGACGCCGGATCAGTCGGCGCATATTTCAACGCCTTCGTGCGCGACCGCTATCAACAGTTCCGGCGCGACTAGACCCAGGAGACGACATGAGCGAAGAGACACCCGCCGCAGAGCCGGCACCCGCGCCCGAAGCACCCGCCGCCGAGACGGGCGCAAACGAGCGAATCCGCACGCTAATCGCGGAGCGCAAGGCGCTTGCACAACAGCTCGAAGAGGCGCGGGCGCTGTCGACGCAGCACGAGACCGCGCTAACCGAGCTGCGTTCCCGCTATGATGCCGAGGCGACGAGCTGGACCCAGGAGCGGGCGTTCCTCGGCGCCGGTATCACCGACACCGATACCCAGGAGGTGATCCTTTCTCGGCACGCGAAGCTCGGCGAAGACGCGCCGAGCCTGGCCGCGTGGCTCGCCGACGGTGCGAGCCAAGATCCGATCGTGTCGCGACTACTGCAGCCCAGCACGACCGACGCCCGGCGGCTACCAGCCAGCGACGCGGGCGCACGCCCGACACCGACACCGGCGACGACTGGCACGCGCGAGGACTACCTGCGTCAGCTCGAGGCGGTGCAGCGGCTTCCTAAAGGTGCACAGCGCGCCGAGGCGATGGCCTCGCTCCGCGCTCACCCGTGGTTAACGGGCGGGTGAGACTGCTCGTCGCGTTCCTCGTCGGCCTGGTCTTCGGCTCGGTCGTCGCGACGCTCACGAGTTACGCGCTGCTCGTAACGCCGGAAGGCGTTGAGCGGGTACAGTCGCTGTATCAGTGCGACTAGGCGCGGAACTTGACCCAGCTCGGCGTGGTCTTCTTGCGGGCGCGCGGGTACACGCTGTCGCGCCGCTTGAACACCACGCCCTCCCATTGGTTCCGCTGCACGTCGCGCCATGACACCCAGGCCGGGATCGTCTGGATGTCGAGCGCCTGCAGCGCGGCCCAGCGCTCGTCGAGGTCGCCGAGGTGGTCGGGCAGGTCGAAGGCGTAGAACACGCCGTCGAGGTATTCGCCGTCGATGCGCTCGGCGATGCCGTGCAGCTCTGCCGGCGCGTTGAGCCGTTGCCCGTTGCGCGTGCGGAGCTCGGCGCCGTTCCATAGGGCGCGGCAGCCGTCGACCTTCGCCTGACACATCCAGGCAGGGTCGGCGGCAAGGCGCTGGAATAGGGCGTTGAGCGGGCGCCCGCCGCTGATCGGCTTGATCATCGCTCGACCGTGACGTTAGGTGCCCAGGCCGTCGCGTCGAGGAGCGTCTGCACGTCGCGCGCGCGCTCCGTGTAGCCCTCGGAGCGCAGCCGGGCCAACTCGCTGTAAACGCCCTTCGAGGGCCGCAGCGTGTCGTCAATCTTGACGAAGCGCTCGATCTTCGCGAAGTCTTCGCCGAGCGCGTTGCGCAGTTGCGCCGGCGTCGCCTTGATCGAGGCGCGCCGCTTGTCGTCGACGATCCGCTCGTAGTCGACGCCGAAAGCAGCGCGCAGCGCCGGCTCGTTGTGACGCGGGATGCTCTTAAACCGAGCCGGCCAGGAGATCCGCACCTTGCGACCGGCGACGACGATCGCGATATGGTCGGTGTTGCCTGCAGCCATCGCGGCCTTGCGTCGCTCGGCTACGGCCTCGATCATCTCCTCGTGTGCAAGCGCATACTCGGCTTGCGCCTCCTCGAGCGCCTGCCGCGCGGCGATCATGCGAAGCGCCGCGGCCTGGGCCGGGTCTTCGACAGTGCGGGCGGTGGATGCGGGTGCGCGGTCGTCGAGTCGGAGAAGCAGCGCCATCATGCACCTCCCTCTGTAGCGTCGACGAAGGTTACAAGCTCGACCTCCTCGAGGCAGTCGTAACTATCGGTCTGCGTGACGAGCCACTGCAGGGTCTGCACCGTGAACGGTACAACCTGGGCCGGGCGGTTGTACCAGTGAATCAGGATCATCTTCGTCGTCGTCGTCTGCACAGTGTACCTCCTGGGGTGCAGGAAGCATAACGCGACCCCGCGTTACATGCAAAGGATACCCGCGAGACGATCGGGCTACTGCTCTGCGAGCCAGCGCTCTGCACGCTCGACGGTCGGCCAGGTGCGGCGGTGGTTCCCCTTCGTGCGTAGCCAGTCGTCGGCGTCGCAGTCGTATATCGAAAACGAGTCCTTTGATCGCCAGCGATACTCTCGCCCGCGAGGCGTGAGCACGCGCACGACGACGCGCCCCTTCTGCGCGCGAATGTGGGCTAGGTCATCGGTGCCGGGCATATGCCAGTAGTCGGCGTCTCTCTCTGTGGGCATGGTCCCTCCTGGCTCTCGTGACTATAGCCGACAGCACGCCGCCTCTGCACGTGTTAGGCTGTGCATACCCGCTGGTATCGTACTACCCCGCCCGTCGAGTAGCGCCGTAAGCGCCGCGGCCTGATCACCCTTTCACGTATAGGAGATCTGCCGTGAGCACGATCCTTCACTCGACCCTCGACGTCGACGGCGACCTGCGCATGACTGCGCGTCTCGCGCTCGACATCCTGACCATCCTTCAAGACACCAGCGACATTATCGACACGCCTTACATCGTTAACCTCGGCTCGGTCTCGGGCTTCGGTTCCGATACGATGCAGGTCGGATTCGCTGGACTGGCGAACGATCATCTCTCCGCGACCGCGGCAGAGAATACCGATGTGCCTGCGACCGGCCTCACCGATACAAGCGTTTCAATCGCCGTAGTTCGCCACGCGCTGCGCCGCGATATTTCCGACCTCGCCGAGCTGACAAGCCGCGGCGGCTCGGACATCTCCGTGAACACGCTGGCGAATAGCCTGGTGACCGCTGCCCGTCTCGGCGTCATGGATGATATTGCCGCTGCGATCGACTCTTTCAGCTCGGCTGTCGGGTCGACCGGTGTCGATCTCTCCGTGGATACCTTCATGTCGGCCATCTACCAGCTTGAAATTAGCAGCGTTCCAGGCCCATTTTGCGCGCTTCTGGCACCGCGGGCGCTGGCTGATCTGCAGGAGTCGATCCGCTCCGAGACCGGCCCGACGCAGTACATCGCGGCGACGCAGGATATGCTCCAGATCAAGGGCCAGGGCTACGCCGGCTCGTTCGCCGGGGTCGACGTGTTCACCTCTGCATATATCGACGCCACCGCCGCCGACGTGAAGTCCGGTATGTGGGGCACCGGTGCTATCGGCTGGGCGACCGGTCGGGTGCCGCCGCCGCGCGCGAACGCCGCATTTGCGAACGTGAACGACTGGCTTGCGATCGAGTTTGACCGCGACGCCAGCGCCGCGACGAGCGAAGTGGTCGCACACGGTTACTGGGGCGTTGCAGTGCTCGAAGACGCCCGCGGAGTCGAGATTCTTTCCGACGCCCCCTGATAGCTTATAGCTCGGCTCCTGCCGGCCCCTGGGCTCGAATCCTGGGGAGTTGGCAGGGGCCGCAGGGGCCGCGCTTTACTATCTTCCCAGGAGTCGACATGTCGT